CATCATTATTGCTCTTGAAATGGGCGGTAAAATTGATGGGACAACAGCATATAAAGAAATTAAAGCAGAGCTTAAAGAACTCAAAAAAGCCAAAAAGCATTACGGAAAGGACTTGTAGTAAGTGTGGAGAAACAAAACCACTGAATGCAGATCACTACCAAATTGTAAAATACTTTAAAACTGGATACTCATATTACTGCAATGAATGTAACAAACCAAAACAAAAAGAATGAATAAGTTTATATGGGAAAAACAAAACGCTTTAACCAGTGAATTTTGTAAAAATGTAATTTATAAATTTGAAAGAGATATAAGAAAAAAAGATGGTATAACTCTAGGTGGAGTTGATAAAGATACGAAAATCTCAACAGATCTTTCTATTTCCAAAATGGCAAATTGGGAAAATGTGGATAAAATTTTTTCTAATTCTTTAAAGCAAGCTCTCAGTGAATACCGAGAATATATAGGTTCATTTTGCCCTCTAAATCCATTAATGCTTGATTTAACTGATACTGGATTTCAACTTCAACGTACAATAGGAGGTGAAGGATTCTATAATTGGCACCATGATTTCATGGTAAGCCCAATTGATGGATATAGACTAGCGACTTTTATTTGGTATTTAAATGATGTTTCAGGCCCTGGTGGGCAGACAGAGTTTGAAGATGGGACTAAAATAACTCCAGAAGAGGGAAAACTAATTTTTTTCCCAGCGACTTGGACTTTTATGCATAGAGGCGTTACGCCTCCAAAAGGGACTGTTAAATATATTGCTACAGGGTGGTTATTCTTTAATCCATTTCATATCTGAACCAGTTTTAAACATAAATATTTGAAATAATAATAGTAAATATAGTGGCAGTATTAACAGCAACTGGAATAAACTTTAGTGATGGAACTAGCGCATCATCTAGGACGAGTTTTTTTGCACCATCGGGAACTAGATGTTTATTTTCTCAAACATCAGCGCCGACTGGTTGGACAACATTGACAGATCATAATAATAAAATGCTGAGAATAGTTACGGTTGGTAGTGGTGCTGGCGGTGGTTCTGGAGGTAATGTAAGTTTTACTGATTGTTTTACGACTAATAGAACTGTTAGTGCTAATGTTCCTTTTAGCCTGACGTTTAGTGTTGGCGGCCGGAACCTTGATACTAATACAATTCCTCAACACACTCATCCATTCAATGGAGGTGGTAATACTGGATCTGGATCCGCGAGCCCAAACCAGGGTTCTGCCGGACTCCGATCCCCTGGTAGCAGCACGGGCAATAGGGGCAATGGTGAAGCGCACGCTCACCCCATTGGTTATTCATCAGCTAATGGGCCTTGGAGTGCAGGAATCAATATGGGCCTTCAATATGTAGATATTCTTCTTTGCAATTGGAACGGTTGATAAATATGAAAGTAGGGCATATTTGAAATGGCAGTATTAACAGCAGCTGGAATTATTTTTGGTGGTGCAGGCGGTGTCCTTGAATCGAGGTATGGGATTATCCCTCAAGGTGCGGCAATGGTATTTTTGGGGGGAGTTCCATCTGGATGGTCACAATCAAATACTCATAGTAATAAAGCATTGAGAGTTGTGTCTTCAAATGGCGCTAATTCGGGAGGGAATCAATCATTTACTAGTACTTTTACAAATAAATCATTAAGTGCCAATGTACCTATAACTATTTCTGGATTGGGGGTTGGGCCGTTTACATTAACTGTAAATACAATTCCTCAACACGCTCATCCAGCGAATAATGGCGGCGGAGGCAGCGGCGGTGCCGCGAGCCCAAACCAAGGCTCAAGCCCTGGTGCATCTGCGGGAGGTGGTGCCACGGGCAACTTTGGCGACCAGGCCTCGCACAATCACCCTGTTAGTTTTTCATCAGCTAATGGACCAGGATCGGCCACATTGGATTTCACCACACGTTATGTTGATGTAATTATATGTACTTTCAATTAAAATAAGAAAATGGCAGTATTAACAGCAGCTGGAATAACCTTTGGTAATAATACCGTTTTGAATTCTAAGTACGGAATATTTCCTCAAAATGTTCCTGTGGTTTTTTATCAGGCAGCTGCTCCACTTGGTTGGAACACGCCCGCCACACAATATGGAAACCATGCTCTAAGAGTTGTTGCATCTGCCGCTGGTGGCGGCAGCGGCGGTAATATTGACTTTACAAGCGCACTCTCTAGTAAACCAATCAGTGCTAACGTGCCTGTATCTATTAGTGGATTAGGTATCGGTGGCTTTACGATTAATACTTCCACAATGGGCCAGCATAACCATCCTGCAAACAATGGAGGCGGTCAGTCTAATAGCTCACCCTCCCCTACCCAAGGCAACGTAACTAAGGTAGCTAATGGTTCCAACACGGGCAACACCGGTAACAGCGGTGGCCACGATCATCCGGTTTCTTTTCCAGGAGGTAATGGGCCATTAAACACTAGTATGGATTTTAATGTATCGTATGTTTCTGTCATATATTGCACTTTTGGTTGATCTCTGATATAATATAAACTATTAAACTTGTAAAACTATGTTTAAAAAGGAAACTGGAGGGAGTTATTGCCCTTTAATAAAAAAAAATTGCATTGAACACAAATGTGCTTGGTATATGCATGTTCGTGGTATGAATCCAAACACTGGAGAGGACGTTGATCATTGGGGATGTTCAGTTACCTGGTTGCCAATGTTGACAATTGAAAATTCTCAACAACAACGTCATACTAGTGCTGCTGTTGAATCATTTAGGAATGAAGTTGTTAAGGCTAATGAACAAAACAGGGACCTATATATACAAGGTCTTATAGAACAAAAAGTTTTACCAGTTAACGTTACACCATTAACTACTCAAAAGTTATTAGAGGAGGAAAACAACAATGAGAATGACAATAGTTAAAGATGATAAGCGTATTATTATAGATGGTGAAGGATATACGACTGATCTGAGTGTATTCGATGATCTTAGTTGGATTGAAGGTTATGACCTAAAAACTTGGGGGAGATTCCACGCTCTTCAATGGTATGGAGATCCCGATGAAGATGGAGAATATGGTTTTGGATTAGAAGAACCTCATGGAGAAATTGAATTTAAAAAAACAGTGCCGAATTTAATTATTAAAGAATTGGGTGTCTTTGAACAAGCTATATCTCTTTGGGACAAAGCAAAAGTTGAGGAAAAGGAGAGAATAGAAAAAGAAGAGGCAGAACGTTTGAGACTTCAGGAAGAAGAACTTAGTTTCCTTGCCGAGTTTGGTGATTTTGATCTGGAAGAATTATTGAAGGATCTGTAATTGTTTTAACGTTAAATTTTTTTTTTTTATTATCTATGAACAAACAATTAGTTGAAAATAATTATTTAATTATTCCGAATTTTATTTCTGAAATTCGAGCAAAAAATTTATCAGAAGAATTTAAATCTTTTTGCACAGAAAATAATTTATCCGGTGACAGTCAAGCTCCTGATTCACATTCTAAATATGACCACATTTCTTTCTTAGAATTGTTATGTGAAAAAACTCCAGAAGTATCTACTTTATTAGAAGAAACTGTTCTTCCTACGTATTCTTATGCAAGAGTATATAAAGAGGGTTCGGTTCTAGAAAAACATATTGATAGAGATGCATGTGAGATTTCCCTTACTTTGCATTTAGATGGAGATTATCCTTGGCCCATCTGGATCGAAACTCCACAACAAGAAAAAAAGTTTGTGAGTTTAAATCCTGGAGATGCAATGATCTATCTTGGAAGAATTGCATCTCACTGGAGAGAGGAGTATAAAGGTAGTTATTACTCACAGGTTTTCTTGCATTATGTGAGAAGTCGTGGAGAATGTTCTTATGCTTACTTTGATAAGACTAGAGATAATGTAAAAAATAATCAGGTAATAGAAGAAAAGTCATACTCTAATATTGATGAAGTTATTGAAACTAAAGAAACTCCGGCTGTAATTTCAAGGAATTTATCTACACAACCCATAGAATCTTTTATTAAAAATTACGATTATATTGTTTCAAAAGAACTTTGTGAAAGAATTCTAAATGAATATAAAAATTCATCTGACTGGACTCATTCTTTAATAGGAGGAGAAGCATCTGTAGATTCTACTATTAGGAACTGCGATTCAATTATTCTTTCTGATACTGAAATTATTCAAAGAAATTTTGAAATAAGAAAAAATATAGATATGGAATTGCATCAACAACTTTTAAAAGTAGTTGAAATGTATTCAAAAGAGTTTCCACATTTTAGTCCAAGTATTGATACAGGATATCAGTTACTTAGATATAACCCGGGACAGTTTTACATACAACATACTGACAGTTTTATTCAACAACAAAGAAGTATTGCGTGTTCGATAACTCTTAATGAAGACTTTGTTGGTGGAGAATTCGCATTTTTTAATAGAGAAATCATGATGAGAAATTCGATTGGAGATGTAATTGTATTTCCTTCTAATTTTATGTATCCACATGAGATAATGCCCGTTATTTCTGGAACTAGGTATTCAATTATAACTTGGTATGTCTGATGTTGAAATCATAAAGTCAAAGTTAATTGGACTTCCTCACGTAAGGTATTTAAATTTAGATAACCGAACGGATAGAAAAGATTATATTGAAAACCATTTTAAGGAGTGTGGAGTAAAAGATTACGTTAGGATCTCAGCAAATAGATATGGCCCTCACAATTATGATGAATGGAAGAAAAAATTAATTTTTGATAAAAGATGTAATAAAATATCTTATGTTTCAATATTAGTCAATCAATTACAGAGCATAGTTGATTGGTACTTTGAAGACAGATCTGAAACATGTTTAATTTTAGAAGATGATTTAAATTTTATTCCATCCAAATTTTGGTCTTTTGATTGGGAATACTTAGTAAAAAGACTTCCTTGCAACTGGGACTGTGTTCAACTTCACATTATAGGTGATCCCATTATACCGATGGGATTATCTAGAAGGGTGAGAAGTAGTCATGGTGCTACTTGTTATATGATAAACAGATCATATGCAAAAAAATTAATACAGATGCACTATATTGATGATAAATTTCATTTTTATACCAATTACGGGTATGGAAAAAATTGGCCTACCTATCATTATCAATCTCCAGATTTTGTTCCTTATGAAATAGGAGTAACGTATTCTTTTCCTGTCTTTATAACTAATTCAAATTTTGGTAGCGATTGTTATGGTGGATTAGTTAATCTTATGGCTAAAAAATCTGATTATGTAATATTTAATTGGTGGAAAAATGATTCTAAAAAATATAATTTAGAGGATCTTTTTTTGTTAGACACTTTAAAAAGAAAAGAATTAGTAATTCCAATTTCTTACACAGACATTGAAACTCGCTCTGCATTTGGTCATAATCATCATGTTGTCTGAAATTCAATTAAAATTAAACAGTCTACCTGTTATTTTTTATATCAATCTTGATAAAAGAAAAGATAAAAGAAAATATATGGAAGATCAGTTTGAATTATTAAATATCAAAGATTATAAAAGAATATCTGCAGATAGATTTTCTGTAGATAATTTTTCTAATTGGGAACATAAAATTTTTGGGCCAAAATATAATCAAATTATAAGATTGTCAACACTCTTAAATCAGTTTCAGATTATTATTGATTGGTATGATTCAAATATTTCGGAGTGTTGTTTAATTGTAGAAGATGATGTAAATTTTTTAGTATCAAAGTATTGGAATTTTGATTGGAAATATTTTTTTTCAAATTTGCCTTGCAATTGGGATTGTGTTCAACTTCACATTATTGGAGAAAATTTTATTCCTGTAGGATTAACTCGTAGAACTAGAAATAATCATTCTGCTGCTTGTTTTTTGATTAATAGACAGTTAGCTTATAAATTAAAAAAAATGCATTATGATAAAGGAAAATTTCATTTTTATACTAATTACGGGTATGGAAAAAATTGGCCTACCTATCATTATCAATCTGCAGATTTTTTGCCATACGAAATTGGGGTTACTTATTCATTTCCCATATTCATAACTAATTCAGATTTTAATAGTGATAGTTATGGATATTGTAGTAATTTTATGGCCAAAAAGTCTGATAAAATAGTTCTAGATTGGTGGAAAAATAAATCTAAATTTTATTCATTGACCGATTTATTTTCTTTAGATACACATAA